CGGTTGCAGCGGCAGCGGTGGATGCTTTCTTGACGGTGGCCGCGCGCCATGGGAACGCGGGGTCGCACACGCCTTGCGCGTTCTTGCCGGTGTCGCCCACGCCGATGGCAATCGCGTCGATGGTTGCCGATACACCGGGAGGGGTTGCACCTGCCACCGACATGATCGAGATCGGCAGGGTTTGAATGTCGGGGTTCTTGTACTGGGCCGAAGCAACGGGCACGTCTGTCGAGCCGACGTAGAAGAACGCCAGATCTGCGCGCAGCACCAGCAGGAAACGACTGTAGGATCCGTCGGCAGGCTTGTACGCGGTCAGGTCTTGGCTGAATGTCTCGACGCCGTTTGCGTAGACCTTCGCGTACAGGTTGCCCGAGCCATCGAGCAAGAAACCCGTGCCGTTGACGATGATCGACGACGTGGTGGGTGAGGCCTGCACCGAGCCCTGACCAAACCAGCGGGCCGAGTTGGCGATTGCGCTGTTGGTGAACTTCAGTGCGGCACCAATGGGCAGGAAGTTCAGGCCACGGTTGGCAAACGTCGGCTGGCTGAACAAACCGCCGTAAGCGCTCGCAGTGGTCGAGCTGGCCACGGTCAGCACGCCAGCGGTCACGGTTGCCGTGCCGGTGCTGTTCTTGGCCGTCCAGCGGTCTGTTGTATCGAGCGAGTCCAGCGGGTCAAAGAACTGTGCTGTGGGCTCGTCCGTCACGCGTGCGTAGCCATACGCAGCCACACCTGCAACCAAGCCACCAGGCCCGGCGGGGATCGATGCCGTGGCCGGTGCAAACGTGCCGTCGCCCAGGTCGACGTACTTGAGTGCGACACTGCCGTCGTCTTCGTGCTTGATGGATGTGTTGCTCATGGCGGTGTGTCCGGTTTCGTTGGGGTCAGATTGTCCTGAACATCCGCACCAGCACGGGCACAGTCACACCGATATGGAAATCGGGGCGTTTGCATATACGACTTTTGCAGTGTCGCTCAACGCCACATTTACGCTATTTGCACCAGCCACGATTCCTTGTGTAGCGGTTGACCCGCCGATTGTTTGTATAGACAACGTGCCGGGTGATGATGCGGTGACGGTCAGCGTCGTCGTGCCTGTGGCGTTGGTGGCCCAACACGCAGCGCGTTGCCCGTTCGCTGTGTTGGTGTCCATGATGACAACTCGACGCGTCAGGCTAAAGTCGGTGTAGTGCTTGCCCGACGTTGCGACCTTGATGTGAGCTAGAGCAGCTGCGACCGTGGCGGCCTGAGCCTTCTGCGCACCTAGGTTGTTCGTGTAGAGCCCGAAGTTTTCCTCTTTGGCCCCCGTCGCGCCGTCGTTTGCCAGGTCGTAGAACGTGACAGCCTCCAGATCGAGGCAGCGCAGCAGAAACGGATAGCGCGAATAGCGTGCGGCGGCCTCTGCTTCGGTGATGTTCGATGCGTCGGAGCCGTTGAACCATCCTGTTTCGCTCATGCGAACCGGCATGTTCGGCGCTACCGCGCGAACTTTGTTGATGGTGTCTTGGATCTGGTCGTGCCAGCGCTCAGGGATGGCAAATTTGTGATAGTGGTGAAAGCTAAAAACATCACAATACTGGTGCCAGTTGGTCGCCAGGAAAGCGTTGAACCACGGCTCGTTTTTCGTGGCGGTATCGTATGGTTCACCAATCACGCCACCGATCAATTTAGCGTTTGGGTTTGCGGCTTTCGCCGCCGTGTACGCAAGCTGCATCACTTCTACATAAGCTGCAACACTAGAGCCCGCGTTATCGGTCACCTCTTGAGGTGTGCCGCCGAGGTTTAAGTTCCACTCGTTCCAGATTTCCCAGTGGTTGCACTTGCTGCCGATCTGGCCGACGATGTACGAGCAAAAGGTCGAGTAACCGGCCTTCTCATCAGCATCCAGAACTAGGCCGCCCTTGTAGCCAGATGGAATATCAGAGCCGTAAGCGGCGTTCCCGTAGTTCAGCCCAAGCTGCGGGGTGATTCCGTAGGAATTTGCCGTATCAATCGCGTCCTTCGCTCGCTGTAGGTATGGGCTGGCGCCTGGGTAAGCCAATGAACCACGCGATGCCTCAACGTAACTCCATTTAACCTCATCGCGCCACACCGTACCGTTAAGCGTCTGAATCGCTGTTAGAACCTGCGTTGCTGTGTATGTCGGATGACTCATGCCCAAGTGGGCGCAGAACCCGATTGGTAGAGGTGCACCGGTACTATTTGAAGAAACCAGATTGAACGATGCGATGTCGCGATCTGTGTCATAGACATAGATCCGATAATGATCGTTGACCATTGCGGTCTGCCGTTGTGCGCTCGCCTCGGCAATCTGGCTTTTTAAGTAGACTTTCACAGCGGGCCCTTAATAGGCGAACTTCACACCGATAGCCACGCGCTCCAGCGTGATGAGGTTGGAACCCGCACCAGCGGTGCCCCACTGACCAGTCAGGTTGATGGCGATGTCGCTGTTGGTGTCGATGGTTGCGGTCGATGGTGCGGCACTTGATGTCTGGCCCTCCTGCCAACCAAGCGAAGACGTTGCGTTAGAGAAAATCTGGGCCGTCTTGCTGTCGCGCATATAGATGTGCGTTGTTCCGCGACCTGACGCTGTCGTTGTTGCTGCAAGCGAGAAAATCGCCGTGCCGCCAAATTTCCCGCGGACCGTCTTCGTGGTTGCAGAGTTTGGCCACGACCACAAGTGGTCGATATACCAGTCGTCTGTTGGGCCGATTAACCCAGCGGGGATGACGATCGAGTAAGCATCCTGCTCACTCGTGCCCGCGTCGGTGACACTGCCCGCCGTGTTTTTCATGGCGATGATGCCGCTGCGAGGGCGCCAGCGCACTCCGTTGCTGAACCATTCGGAGTACTGCCCGTTTGCGTCCGGCCCTACGTGAACCGTTACGCCGACCGGGTAAGCAGTCGGCGACAGGGCTGCCAAAGCTGCCAGAGAGGCGACTTGGTTTATGCTGAAAGCGGACTGCTCGCGTCCGAACAAATCCAAAGTTCCGACCCGCGCCCCCGTTGCAGGGTCAAACAGGTCAGACGTCTCGCGTGCGATGTAGTTACCCATTTAATTTTCCTTAGTGCGTGACGGTTTAAACCAGCTCCCGCAGTACAGAATCGACTCTCGCCGAGACCGCTGCGGCAATCAGCCCGCACACGGGTCCGTTCGGGTGCAATCCGTCCGGGTAATAAGCGGAGTTAGAGGGGGACGCGATTGGTGTCAGCCCCCACACGTCAACAACCTCGTCGGCGAGGCACGCCCCCGAATTGATGAGCGTATGCAACTCGTCAGTCTTGGTGTTTGCGCCATTGGTCGCTGTCACGCAACGCAGCTCGGCAACGACAATTGTGTAATAGCCTGCTGTTTTTAACGCTGAGATGTTCGCGTTGAGCGCGGTGAAACTTTGCGCGGCTGTCAAATTGCTTACGATGAAATCATTGACCCCAATCAGCACCACGGCCACGTTCCCGACACCACTTTTAACCGTTGCAACCAGGCCGGGGATTGACTTGGCGGCGTGGTCGGCGTTTGTCCACCCCGACGAGGAGGCGTTTACCACTTGGCAATCCGCGCTCAACTTCTCCGCCAACTGCACGCCGATGTTGGCGCCAAACTGGCCGATAGATGCTGAGGTTGCATTTTGATTGCTGTAGACGAGCGTTCCGCGAGAATCACCAACGAACACAACGCGGTCACGGGCTTGCGGGAGGGCGTCGAACTTCGTGTAAAACCAGTTGCGAATCTTTGTTTGTTGTACTGCTGTTGCGTTTGCGTTGGCAATCGCAAAACCAACGAAACGCATCGCAGGGAATTTGCCCGATGCAAGATCCCAATTGCCCAAATAACCGCCCGTTCTTGCTGTAGAGAGTGCCGACGCTGCGGTGTACGAATCCTCGTTGACCCCCATTGCCACAGAAGATGCGCCACCAACATACCAAGCTACGCATGGTTTGCAGTCAAGCGGTGTGCATTGATTTGCCGTTACTGGACGACGGCTTGCCCCATTCCATGCTGCAAGGGTAGGGCCAACCGAGCCTTCCCCTGTGTGAATTGAAAGCGCAGTCGCCCCTGTTCCGAATGTCGCCACGATCTGGCTGTTTACGTCACCCTGTGAACCAACACCACGACCGAAGAAGAACGCAGACATGCTGGTTTCTTGGACGCTCATTGTTGCGTCAAACGCAAGGCCCTGTCCGTCTGTGCCATAGCCTTGATCGGCGGCAATGACGTAGCGGTTCATCAGCACGTCCCACACTAGGTAAAAGCCTCGCGTGATTTTCCCGGCTGATGTAATCATTGTGAGGTGTTTGGCACCACCGCTTTGATCGAAAATCTTCGTAACGTATATCTGAGTGCCAGCATCAGCAGATGCAAACACCTTGCGCACAGCGTCAACATCCAGTTCACCACCAGCCAGAATGTTGATGTCAGTAGTGACAGGCGAGCTAGAAACGGTCGCTGTTAACGTAATCGCGGGACCAGTGAATCCGGCCTTCATCGCAACCACGCCACCAGCGCAGATCGCAGATACCCCCATCACATCGCATGGAGCCGCGCCTGTTGGCTGTTGTTGCAGCCAAGTTGCGGCGGTTGTGTCTGGAGCGGCTGTAGGTTGGTAAACGCTACCGTTGTACTGCCACACGCTACTTGCCGTGTAACCGCTTGCGGCGTTGTCCCTGACCGAAGGTGCGCGACGATACGAACGCGGCTTACTGTACTGCGTTACAAGCTGCTCTTTGCCGTTCTTGTCGAGCACGCCAACCCATCTCCCGCTTGATCGTTCAAACAGATCAGCGGTTTCGCCTAAGATGTAGTCACCCATTGGTCAACCCCCGGTGGGACCTGGGCTGTTATAGCCCTGAAACATACTCAACACGTCGCGCATCTGACCTGGGTCGATGCTGCTGACGTCCTTGGCTGCGCCGGCCATTGCGGGCGCGGCTGCTGCCATCTGCTGGGCTTGCGCGGCTTGCGCCTCGGCTGCCAGCTTTTCCTTGACGGTGTCGTCGGCCACGATGGCTTTAGGGTTGACCCCGTACATCTCGGCGTAGTCGTCGACCACCTGCATGGCGTCGATCTTGTGGCGCACCTCAGGCCACAACGCGGCCATCTGCCCCACCGTACCGATGACCCGGTCCATACCAGCCGAGGCGACAGCGCGCTGTGCCTGAGCCAGTGTCGAGACGAACTCGATGTTCAGCTCCACGCCCTCCAGCTCTTTGGGTGGCACAGGCAAGATGCCGGCCTCAGAGCATCGGTCATAGGTGATGTCGATCAGCGGCGACAGCAGCTCGTTGTGCAAACGCTCCAGCACAGGGCCGAGCATGAGCAGCTTTTCCTCGTGGCGTTCGGCGATCTCGGTGGCCGTGGTGCCCGAGCGCATGTCGTTGGCCAGCATCAAGAACAAGTCGGCGTAGTACGCCTGCTGGATGCGGCGTCGCGTGTCCTCGATGTCCATCGACAAATGCTGCAAGTTGATGTTGACGTCGTACGCAGAACGCACACCGCCACCGGGAGAGGTGGCATCGACGAACATCACACCGCCAGGCAGGCGTTTGTGGGCCTGGTCCTTGTACTGCGTGGGCACTTGCAGGGGTGGGTTGACCATGTAGTCAATGGCCTGCGCCTTGCGCAACTGCTCAAGCTGCAGCTGCTTGACGTCACCGAGGCAATCCATGCCGGGGCTACGGCCGTAGACGTCGTTACTTGTGACCACCCAGCGGGGGCACAGGGCCGGGAAGCGCTTGAACCCTGACTCGCTGAGGAATTGGTCGTTGCCCCGGTCGCTGCCAGGCTCGTAGTAGATCGAAGCAAACGGCATGTTCTTGCCGTCGCGCTTGGTCTTGTCGAAGTCTGCACGCGGCTCGATGGCGTGGTGCACGCGCACCCATGCGTCAAGGTTGTGTCGGTCGTACAGGTTCTTGACGGCGTTGGAGCAGTTCTCACGCCCAAACTGCTTGACCATCTGCCCCACGGTCATGTTCAGCTCACGGTGCAACGTGTCCACGATGCCCTTGTCGTTGGTGGCCAGGGCGTACTCGCCAACGGTCATCGGGTAGTGGTGGATGACGTTGTCGAAGTCTGGGCGCACGAAGTTGGCCCAAGTGCCAAACGCACCCAGCTCCTCGTAGCACTGATGCAGCGCGTTGTAGGTGTTGCTTGCAGCAAAGACCGAGCGCATGGTCTGCGCGACGTTGTGCAAGTACTCGCGGACGGCGGGGAATTCTTCCAGATCCTTGTCACGCAAGCCCAGACGGAACCATGGGCGGGCAGGGCTCGTCATGCCGCTCATCATGCCCGCCGCTAGCGTGCGGTGGGAAAAGATGGGCGTGTTGTCGTAGATGTTGCTGTTGCGCTTCAGACCCTTGTTGACATCGCTAACGATAAAGCGCGACGCACGCGGCAGCTGCAACGTGGCAATCTCGCGCCAGTGGGAATCCCAACTTGCGCGTTCACTCCACATCGCAGTCTTGCGACGCAGCAGCAGGTTGCGTTTGCTATCGCCGTTCATCAGCCGCCCAGCAGTGTGCTGCCGCCTGTGTTAGACGCGCCAGGGGCAAGGCCACCTGCACCGGTCAGGATCGTGCCGCCCGCAGTCATGCCCGAGGCTTTGCGCTTCTTGTTGCGCTCCAGCGGTGTGTCAGGCGTCTGCACCTCCTGTGGCGGGGGTGTTGGCTCTGGCATATCAGGTGTGGACATGACGCACATGCACGTGCTCCGGGTTAGGTGATCGCCGAGATTGTCGCGGCGAACGGCCAAAGCACGGGCACGCTCAGGAATACGGGTCGTAGTCCATCACTCGATAGCCGTCATCGTGCATGCGGGCAGCCGGGTCGTAGTCGAGCACCATGTGGTGGCCGTGCGCAGCGCGTAGTGCTTTGAGCTTGGGCAAGTCAGGCAAGGCCAGCACGACGGCGGTGGCACGGTCTGGCGAACGACCCACACGCTTGACGATCTCCTCGCGTGACTCGACCTTGATGGTCTTGCCTGACAGCGACCAGCGAGGTGCGCACAGTTCCGCAAGCAGCGCAGGGTCGGGTGGCAAGGCGATGCCGGTGTCGTTGACTGGGTCCAGTGCTTCGCGCATGTGCCACCACATTTCGCTGCGTAGGTTCATGAAGCCCAGCGTGCCGGTGCGGTCCATGCCTCGGGCCGCTTCTGCCACGTTCACACCCCACACCTGGGCACCGGCTCGCTTGATGCTGTCGTATGGGCTCGCACCCACCCCGATGATGTCGATGTTGATGGGTGCGTCGTCGCGGCGAGCCACAAGCACCTGCGCGGCACACTTGTCGCCGTCGTCGGTGTCTTTGCCCTTGACCTCAATCAGCGGTGCAAACCACAGGTTGTGGTGCTCGGTCTTGTGGCGCGAGGAGATGATGGTGCTGTCTTGCCCACCACGGGCCACGTCCACGCCCATCTGCATCATTTCACCCTTGGGTGAGCGATCAACCCAACGAGCCTGCGCAGCCTCCACCCAGCGCGTCGGGATGAGCTGCCAGATGTCGTCCTCCATGCCGGCCTCAAAGTCACCGTAAAGCATCTGCGAGCGCAGCGGCTCTGGTAGGGATTGCAACGTGCTCATGTAGTTCGTCCCCACCAGGTAAGGGTTGTCGGTAATGCGGCTTGGGATGAACGTGCGAGACTGCGGGCGGATCAGCTCACCGTTGTGCATGAACGGCTCGCCCGATTCCATCCACGTGTCTTTGCCGTCAAGCACAGCCACGTAACGCAACTCGCCAGGCTTGGCCCGCTTGCCGGGGAACTTCTTGTCCAGCCACGGGGCGAAGAACGTGATTACCCAACGCCCCTCAGCCGATGTCGGCGGGTTGAACGTGAGCAGTGTTTGCGTGCGTTGGTTGAGGTCAGTGGTTCGCACCCAGCCCATCAAGAAGCGCACTTGCTGCTCCAAGAAGTTGGCCGCCTCGTCGATAACCAGCAGATCCTTGGCCCGACCTTGGAACTTTCGCTCGTCGCCCAGGTTGGGGACCGAGCAGAACTCGATGAGCCGACACTTGCCGCCGGGTTCTCGCCACACGGGGGGCTTGCCGCCCAAACCGTTGCGGTGGCCCACAATCTCGCTCAGACGGTCGATGATGGCGTTTAGCTCCGTACCCTCACGGCGGAAGATTTGAACGACCTGGTGCTGCGTTATGGCCTTCCCGCAGGCCAAGTCAGTCTTACCCCCGCCCGCTGCCCCACCAAACCCTACCACGTCGGCCTTGCTTTCCCATGCCATCGTTTGGGGGCCGGGCAGGGATGTCCACGGGCGATCAGCAAACTCGGCAGCGATCAGCAGCCGGTACTCGGCAAGCTCGGCAGGGGTCAGGTACGCCTCAAGGGCGAGCAGGTCATCAGGCTTCACACCAGATCGTCAATTGACGGCTCACCCTCGGCGGAGTCCTTGCGAGCCTGTGCCTGAGCCATGAGTGCGGCCAAGCGCTTGGCACGTGCGTCAGCGTCAACGGTCAGGGAGCCGTCGCTACTGGTGACGTCAACGCCAGCGCGCACGCCGAACTTCTTGGGCATCATCCGCTCGGCCAACCAGCGGCGGGTCTCGATGCGAATCTTGGAGCGCTGCACGTGCTCGCCGTTGAGCTTGTACCCAACATCGTCCTGGCCATGCGCTTCCATCCAATCGTTGGTGCCGTCGTCCGAGATATCCAACGTCTCGTCGACCAATGCCTCAATGCCAGCTTCTTTCGCGCGCGTGTACTCAGACGCAAACTCGGGGTTCTCGATGTACCAACGGCGCACTGTGCGCTCAAGCGGCATATCCGAATCCAAACAGGTGCGACGCAAAGAGCCAACCTCGGCTAGCTTCTCGCAAACTTTTGCGCCTAATTCGGGGGTAAAAACGGTGGGTCTTGGCATGCTAGCCAATCTACCGCCCCTTGCGTTTGCCACGGGCACGCCTCTTTCGATACCCCGCCTGCCCACGCCTTTGGCCAGAGCAGATCTTAGCCACACACCCCTTGCTCACCTCCAGCTTCTCAGCGATCCACGCATAGCTGAACCCCTCATCGCGCAACGCCAGCACCAGCTCCACCTCATGATCGGTGAGCACCGCACGCGGATGCGACTCGCCGATCAGCAACCCCCTGTCGTTTGTCGTGACGTAATCTGCATCGTTTGACATGTTCACTCTTTCTGCAAAATTTTGCGTGTTCACCAGGGGTTGACCAGTCCTTGCGATTTTTTACTTACAACGCAACACCTGACCCCGGATCACGAATGCAACGCGCAACACCACCCTATAGGTGTGGTGTTGCGTTGCGTTGCAGTTCGCGCTCTTTCCTGCACACTCACATTGCAACGTAACGCCGCGTTGCATACCGTGTTGCACGCGTTACATGCAATTTTTTGCAGGTTCGTTGTCATGGAGTTTTGTTTCCGCAAAATTTGCACGTTCACACAACCGTGATGCAGTTGTCGTCGGCTATCCAATAAGGCGCGTTGTCCCCGTTGCACAGGCTTTCCAAGGCGCGCTTCACCCTCAACTTGCGGGTGTCTCGCTTACCGTTCTCTGGCGGCGGCAAGCGCTTGATTGCCTCCATGATCACGGCGGCAGGCTCAATGCCAGCGGTCTGCGACTGTGCGATCTCTTGGATGACCTGGTTGACCACCTCCTCGTTTGGCCCCAAAACACGAAGCGCCCGCACCGCTGTAATCTCAGCCTCGCTGACCACGCATGACGTGATGGGGTCCATGTCCTCGTCGATACCCAGTTCCACGATGTCCAACTGGAACCCCCACTCCAGTCCGTCCTCGCCGTCCTTGTTCTTGGACAAGCGAAGTGAGCGACCCCCGGCATCGTTGCGCAAGACCTCGATCTCGGCGTCGGCGGCAGCCCGTAAGCCCGACCAACCGCGCGCGCCTTTGGTGGCGTCTTTGCCGCTGTGGTGGATCAGTACGACCAAGGCGCCCGTCAGCTCGTGCAAGCGCTTGCAGTGGCCGAGGGCTTTGCCCATGTCCTCACCTGCGTTCTCGTTGGCTCCCGGCGTGGTCTGCGCTAGTGTGTCAACAACAATGACCGAGGCGCCGCCTGACAGCAGCACGCCGACCGCCAAGTCCTTTGCATCATCGAGCAGCATGAGGTTAGGGGCGCCATCGAGCACGGTCATTGGTACCTGCTCAAGATCTACCTGGTGAGTAATGGCATAGGCCGCCAGTCGCTTGCGAAAGCCGTCAGCGCCCTCGGCAGCGATATAAGCAACCCGGCCCTGCTTAACCTTGCGTGATCGCCACTCAGTGCCGCGAGCGATTGCAAAGGCCATGTCGAGCACGGCAAAGCTCTTGCCTGACCCGCTGGCGCCGTAGATGACCGCAAGCCCTGCCTGCGGCAGCACGCCCTTGATCACCCACGGCAAAGCCTTGGTCGATGAAAACAGGTGTACGGGCTCAAACCTGAACCGTGGGGGTTTGTCCGGGTCCGCTTTGGCCTCCTCGACCGCCGCATCGACCAGCACCTCAAAGTCCTCGGCGCTCGCAGGTGTGTCCAGCGTGATGCCTGCTAGCTTGAGGGCAGTGCGTACCGTGACGGTGCGACCGTCTTGTTTGCCAAACGAGTCCCAACGCGATTGCAGGGAGTCGGTGCCGGGGTACTTGGACCCCTGCGCACTCCAGTTGTCCCAAAACTCAAACCCTGCCCCGTGTGTCTCGTGGTGCAAGCCCATACCGACGTGCAGCCATTGGTCGTGATCGCAGTCGGGGTCAATTCGCCTGAGCATGTCCTCGATCTGAAAGCGTGTGAGCCCCATGACAGGGGTCTCGCTGGTGACGATCTCAGGTTCCCACTCGGAGGGGCCGAATCGCTTTCGATACAGCGCGTGAGCTGCGTCGTTCAGGGGTGCAACGGTGTTCTCGTTGCCCAGCACCTCGGTGATCTCCAGCGTGTTACCCGTGAAGGTCACGAAGCCTTTGGTGCTGAAGGTCTCAAACCCAAACGGGTTGCGTTTGTCGAGGTCCTTGTGGTTGCCAAGGTGACCTTGGAAGAACACCCGCACGCCCTGCCCGCTCGGGCTGAACTCGGCATAGGTGTCGCCAAGCAGCGCTTGGACCTCGGGGTGGATCTTGCCGTCGACCATGCAGTTGTCGAAGTCCAGCGCGCACACGCCAAACTGGGGCAGCGTGGCAAACCCGACCCCGTCAAACCCTCGGCGAGAGGCGGCACGACGTGCAGCGTCAAACGTGACCAGGTGCGCAACGTCCTGCGGTGCCCCTTGCTTGCCGGCACGCTTGTTGCCGTTGGCGTAGTACGGAACCTTGCGCGGCTTGGCCTCGCCCTCATGGTGCTCTAGGCGCCAGATGACCCAACCGGGTAGGTCGCGGATCGCGGCAGGTGCTTCGACGTTCTTGAGGTAGGGGGTGATCTGGGCGATGTTGGTCATCACACCCCCCGGTCGGTCAACCATTGCAGCGCTGCCTGCGCACGAGCAGTGTCGCCCAGCAACGGGGCCGCGCGATCTCCACCTGGGCATTCACGCCCTGCCAATTTGAGGTAGTCGTCTTCAAGGGAAAACGCCAAAGACTCAAGCCGGCGCATCTCGGCAAGCAGGCTATCCATGAACTGGGTTTTGATTTTGCCGCCACATGCGTCAAGCGCTGACGACAACGCATCTCTGGCTTGGTAGATCGTGAGGGCAATGGTTGCAACGTCGCGGGCTCTGACACCCCGGTTGCTGCGAACTTTTTTGCATAACATGGCGACGTTTTCTTTCTGCTCAAAAGCAAAAAACCCCAGGGGTAGGCACGGTGTCGCCAAACACCCCCGCCGAATACGGGGCCGTACCTACTCCTGGGGTTACTCGGTTTGACGTGTTTGGCCTCTCGACTGTAGCACACCGTAAAGCGTGTTTTAGCTACACGAAGCGAATCCACCAACCCCACTGTTCAGCCATCGCGTCGGCAATACCCTGATAGGTCTCGCTGCGGATCTTCCAGCGGTCTGCGCTTGGCGGCAGCTTGTGGATGCGACCCTCACGCCCGTCGACGATGTTGGTGGGCTTCAGCTTGGGTAGGTTCTTGAGCCACAGGCACGTTGCTTTGGTCTCACCGTGGCCAAACTGCCACGGCTGGATGATCTGGCTATAGGCCACGCCAATGCGCTCGCGGGCATGCTTGTGCTGGATGGGATTCTCCACCGCAACACAATCAGCATTGACGTTCAGGCACTCGACAAAAAACTCGGCAGCCTCGTCCCACAGGTTGCGCTCGTTGAGCCAGCGCACACCGCTGTTTGTCAGTCTTGTGCAAGGCGGGTGCATGATGGCCAGATCCCACCGCTCGCGCAGCAACGACCGCACGTCACCCTGTACGTGGTTTGGGCTACCGTCATCTGCCGGCAGCAGGTCGCAGCTCCACGCATCGAACCCTCTGGCCCGAAAGGCTTCGCGCACCCGCCCGCTTGATTCACATCCGATCAGAACTCACATTGAGGGCTTTCAATCCGGCGTCCCGCCCTCGCTGTCAAGGCTCTCACCCGTGACGATGGCAAAGTGCGAGCCGGTCACGACCTCCTCACCCAAGCAGCGACGTGCGAAGTCGCAGCCGCGGCAGTGGCTATTGAGGTCGGTGCGGTAGACCACCGGCAAACGCCCCTTGCTGGCGCGGTTCATGGACTTGGTCTCACGCTCGATGTTGGCCGCTTGCGTGGGGTTGGGCTCACGGGCATACCGTTTGCTATCGTCCGCTGCCAGGTGGTGCAGGTACGCGGGGGACTCCAGGCCGATGCGGTCGGCTAGGAGCTTCTTTTCGTCGTTGGTCGATGCACGCATCCACGACTTCAGTGCTGTGATGATGGACATTTAATCGCCCTTTGACCATTCGATGGCCTTGCTTGTGAAAACCCAAGCAGCAGAAAAACCCACTTGTAAAGGTGCCCAGACCATGCCGAAAACAAAACCGATGGCAAAGGGTACGAGCTGCCCAACAAAAACCACGTTTCCGAAAAACCGTTTCATGCTCATCCTAAGAATTCAGATGGACGCAGTGTAGCAGATGGTAAAGCGCTTGCAGCACTTGCACATCGTGGAGGGTTGTCTGAGCTTGATGTGATCCGCTGACGGTTTGCGTTTAAACACTTAACCCCACCTCGCGTGGGGTTAATTGCGTTTTAGGCTTTAGCATGTGCTACAGTTCATCCATTGCAACAACAAAGGGTGAACCTGAACCCCATACAGCAACTCATCAACCGTTGCGAGCGCAACCACAGCACCGAGACCCTTGAGTCTGCGCTGCGCATCTTGCTGCACGCTCGCAACTGCCCCTCACGCCGCGATATGGTGCGCAACCAGATTCGTCGCAACATCTCGGCGATTCGCTTGGTGCGTGCAACCGCCTAAAGCATCTGCTACACTCTCCTGCAATCAACTGCTAAACCCTGAAAGGCTATTCATGTTTCCAGTCACTATCACCCTGAACGACGTCGCCCAGCTCAATGCAGTCATGGCTGCGCTGGCTCTGACCCCTGAAGCCCCCAAGGCTGAAGTCGTCAAGAAAGAACCCGCAACAAAAAAGCCTGCCGCGACACAGGAAACCCCTGCGTCTGGCCAGCCTACTGCAACGGCGGATGTGGGGACCGCTGCGCCCGAGAAGACGGTCGCCGAGTCCAACCCCACTGCCGCACCTGCGGAAGTCGCACAGCCAGCCTCGACTGCTGCTGAGAAGTTCGACTACGCGCTGCTGCAAAAAGCGGTCATGAAGCTGCACAGCATGGACCCGTCTGCACCTGTGCCGATTGCCAAGTCGCTGGGCTTCCCGACATTCAAAGCCCTGCCTGAAGACAAGTGGGCCGAAGCACACCGCCTGGTGACGGAGGCCATCGCTGCGAAAGAGGTAGCCTGATGTCTGAAGCACACAGCTACTGGTCAGCGTCCGGGTTCGCCCGCGACGTGGCCTGCCCCGGCAGCAAGATCCTGTCCGAAGGCTTGTCCGACAGCGTTGGGGTGCCGGCAGCTTGGGGCACCGTGGCGCACGACTACGCTGACACGTACCTCAAAGCGGGCACACCCATGCCCGACACGCTGATCGGTGACACGCACAGCCAAGACGGTCACACCATTGAGGTAGACCTTGACATGGTCAACTGCGTCAACACGTACCTCGACAAGGTGCGCGAGATGACAGCCACCGCCGACTTGGTTGAGTCTGAGCAGCGCGTCAACTACGCCCAGTGGCTCAACGTGCCGACTGAACGCGCATGGGGAACGCTGGACATGTGCGCGGTGTTCATTGAGGCGCGTGAGCTGATGGTGGGCGACCTCAAGACCGGGCGCGGTGTCGAGGTCTCGGCTATCGAAAACGAGCAGATGATGCTGTACGCCGCTGGCAAGTTGCTGGTGCTCGACGAGCTGGGCATCGACATCGACACCATCCGGCTGGTCATTTTCCAGCCCCGCATCAGCAGCGCGCCGAGCGAGTGGACGATCAGCCGCAAGGATCTGGAGGCGTGGCTGCTCGGTCGGGCACGTTCTGCCGTGGCCACGGTCGAGAACGCACGGGCCACGCTCGGGCATGCCGAGTGGGATGCGACGTTCTTGCGCCCCGGCGACCACTGCCGCAGCAAGTTCTGCAAGGCCCGCGCAACGTGCCCGGCTTTGCGCGCTGAGGTTGCCGGGGACGTCTTTGAGGTTGCGCCAGCCACGCCTGACGATTTTGTCAACGTGTGTGCGGCTGACGCCCAAGTGATCCTTGATACAAAAAAGGACGACGCAGGTTGGATCGCAGCCGCACTTGCCAAGGTCGACATGATCGAAGATTGGTGCAGCGAGATCCGCAAAGAGGCGTTTCGCCGTCTGGAGTCGGGTGAGTCTGTACCCGGCTTCAAGCTGGTGCAGGGTAAACGCGGTGCGCGTCAGTGGACCAGTGCCGCAGATGCCGAGGCGACGCTAAAGAAAATGCGCGTCAAGCACGACCAGATGTATGACTACAAGATCATCTCGCCCACGACAGCCGAAAAGCTGGCCAAGGCCGAGGTCATCGGACCACGTCAATGGCCTGCGTTGCAGGCACTCATCACCCAGGCAGAGGGTAAGCCATCCGTGGCCCCTGTGTCTGACCCCCGCCCAGCGATTGAGGTTCAGCCAATCGATGACGCGTTTGAAATCCAAGCTGACGACATTTGTTAAACCACAGAAAGCAAATCATGAGCACACAAACCACAACTCGTTTCCGCCTGGACAATGTTCGCGTCGACTGGCCTGAGCTGTTTGTCGGCAAGCAGTTCAACGGCGAGGGCAAGTTCCGCTGCGGCGCTACGCTGATCCTCGGCCCTGACCATCCGCAGCACAAGCAGGTCAACGCTGCCATCGAAGAAGCTGCCAAGGTCAAGTTCAAGGACAAGGCCGCCGCCGTGCTGAAGGTGGCCCGCGCCAAGGACAACATCTGTCTGCGCGACGGTGACATGAAAGCTGCCAAGTCCGAGGGCTACGCTGGCAACTTCTACATCTCGGCCAACTGCGCAGGCGGTGACACCGAGGCAGCATGCGCAAAGCCGACCGTGTACGACGCCCAGCGCAACAAGGTCACTGAGGCCAGCAAGAACCCGATCTATCGTGGCTGCTACGTCAACGCACTGATCGAGGTGTACGCAGACAACCGCTTTGGCGAGGGTGTGTTCTGCAAGCTGGTCGGCATTCAGTTCAACCGCGACGGCGATGCGTTCGGCTCGGCACCTGCCCGCGCTGACGACTTCGACGATGTGGCCGAGGGCGCTGACTCTAGCGACTTCGTCTAAGGGTTTTATGGGACGGTGCCTTTGGGGGTTCCCGAGGGACGATCACGCCGCCCCACCCTACTTTGGGACCCAGCACCTTTAACCGTCTAGCGACCCGTTGACCGGCTCCATAGTCGACGATGGTAAGAAGCCACTGCATGCACGCCAATGCCGAGCCCCTCAGGCATCACTTGGCAGGCGCCTACGACATACCGGGCTGGGTGGAAACGATACCCCGGTCTATGCAGTGGAAAGGGTCGCACCCCTTAACATTTGAAAGTGTGAGATGACCATCCTGTGGTTCGACTGTGAAACCTACTCAGAGTGCGACCTCAAAGCGCACGGCACACCACGGTACGCCGAACACGAGAGCACTGAGATCACTGTGGCGCAGTGGGCTGTCGATGATGGTGAGCCGGTGGTTTTTGACGCTACAGACGATGAGCGCATGTACGTCGTCGATCAGGAACTAGTCCACTTACTTCTTGACCCAACCGTCACGGTTGTTGCTCACAATTCCATGTTCGACCGCACGCTGGTGCGCAAGTGCTGGGGTATCGACGTGCCGCGTGAGCGCTGGTACGACACGATGATTCAAGCCATGGCCCACGGCCTGCCCGGTTCGCTCGACAAGATCGGCGGCATCGTAGGGCTGGCAGCGGATGAGGCCAAGGACAAGCGCGGGCGCCAGCTCATCCAGATGTTTTGCAAACCACAGCCGCGCACCAAGAAGCGCAACACACGACAGACGCACCCCGAGCAGTGGGCCGAGTTCTTGGAGTACTCGCGCCAAGACATCGTAGCCATGCGTGCGATCAGCAAGAAGCTTCCCAACTGGAACTACAAGCCAGGGGCGCCCGAGCTGGCCTTGTGGCACCTGGACCAACGCATCAACGACCGAGGGTTCGCCGTCGACGTTGACCTTGCGCGCTCGGCCATTGAGGCCGTGGCGGAAGAACAAGCGCGCCTCAAACAGTTGACCATTGAAACGACAGGCGGCGAAGTGTCCTCGCCATCAAAGCGCGATCAACTGTTAGCGCACATTCTAATGGAATACGGCGTGAGCTTGCCGGACATGAAAGCCGACACGCTCAAGCGCCGACTGGAAGACCCCGAGCTGCCCGAAGCCGTCAAGCTGTTGCTGTCCATTCGCTTGGAGGCAACCAAGACCAGCACGGCCAAGTACAAGGCCCTGGTCAATGCCACAAGCAGCGACCACCGGCTGCGCAACACCTTGCAGTTTGCCGGTGCCCAGCGCACCAGCCGATGGGCTGGGCGGGTGTTTCAGCCGCAAAACATGCCCCGGCCCGACATGGAGCAGGACCAGATCGACATCGGCATTCAAGCGCTCAAGCAAGGCTGTGCGCCTCTCGTGTTTGATGACGTCATGCGTCTGACCGCCAACACCGTGCGGGGGTGCATCGTTGCACCGCCTGGTAAGAAGCTGGTCGTGGCTGACTTGGCCAACATCGAAGGCCGGGGGCTGGCGTACCTTGCCGGCGAGGCGTGGAAGATCCAAGCCTTTCGGGACTACGACGCAGGCACAGGCCCCGACCTCTACAAACTGGCCTACGCCCGCTCGTTCAACGTGCAGCCCGGTGATGTCACCAAGGGCCAGCGCCAGATCGGTAAGGTTATGGAGCTGGGTCTAGGGTACGAGGGCGGCGTGGCTGCGTTCTTGACGTTCGCTGCCGTTTACCAGATGGACCTTGACGACTTGGCCAAAGCCGTGTGGGCGACAGCCAGCAAAGACGCCATCGATGCCGCACAAGGCATGCTCGCGTGGACCAAGAAGAAACGCCGCAGCACGTTCGGCTTGAGCGATGAGGTGTACGTCGCTTGTGAGGTGCTGAAGACGGCATGGCGCACCGCGCACCCGGCCACGACCACGTTGTGGGAGAAAGTTGGCGACGCGGTGCTGCTTGCGATTGCCAACCCCGGCGAGGCTTTCCGCGTGCGCCAGTTGGTGGTGCGCCGTGACGGTGCTTGGCTGCGCGTGCGCCTGCCGTCGGGTCGATACCTTTGCTACATCAACCCAAAGGTCGAGAGCAAGCAAATCTCCTACTCAGGCGTGAACCAGTACACCCGCCAGTGGGACCGCATCAAGACCTACGGCGGCAAACTGGTCGAGAACATCGTGCAAGCCTGGGCGCGTGACGTGTTGGCCTACAACATGGCACCCATCGAGGGCCAGGGCTACGAGATCGTGCTCACCGTTCACGACGAACTGCTGACCGAAACCCCTGACACTCCCGAGTTCAACGCCGACACGCTCGGCGATTTGATGTCAACGGCCCCGCAGTGGGCTGCTGACTGCCCGCTGGCTGCGGCTGGCTTTGAAACTTACCGCTACCGGAAAGACTGACATGCACATCGACTACACCCACCTGAACCCCTTTGAGCCCGCCGCCCGCATCTTCTGCCAGCTCCAGCAGCAAGACGCCGACGAGCCATTACGCGTACCGCACCCGCTGGGCCTGACCGGCGTGGAGTACACCCGGCCCGCGTGGCACTTTGCCGCTGAGAACCTGATCAACATCTCGCAGATGTTGACCGCTCTCAAGATGGCCGCCGAGTTGACCAGCACCGAACGGTTGGACGAGGACGGCAAGCAACTGGACTTGTTTGACAAGACACACTGACGGGAATACCCGACTAAAACAAAGGGCCTTCGGGCCTTTTGTCGTTTAGCGTGTGCTAAAGTTCTTCCATCGCAACGACGAAAGCCGGAAATGACCGACAAACAATGCACCTACTGTGGCCAAGACGGCCACCGCGCCAGTCAATGCAAGCTGCGCATCGACAACGCGCTCGCTGGTAACACGCGCCAGTACCCTCGCACGCTTGAGCAAGCGTTCGGCCCGCACACAGACCGCGCCCAACTGGAGCCGATGCGTGATGCACCCCGCGTGAGCCTTGCCACCGTGGTGTTTTACATGGTCGCGTTTGTGGCCGTGGCCAGCGCTTTGGCAGACGTGTTTGTGTGGAGGCCATGATGGAACTGTCAGCAAGTCTTGCCAGAGAGTGCTTGGGCTACGACCCCGATACAGGGAAATTGTGGCGAAAGCTAAGTCCGCAACTTGGTTTCCGAGTTGATTTAGTCGGGAAGGAAATCCGCTCGCAGCACAAAGACGGGTATTTGGTGCTGCAAATCGGGCGTAAGAAGTACCTTGCTCATCGGGTGATCTGGTTGATCGTAAATGGCGAGTGGCCTACAGGGGAAATCGACCACATAAACCGAGTGCGAGACGACAACCGGATTGAAAATTTGCGCGACGTTACTAAGTCTGTCAACCAGCAGAACCGAACCGGGGCAACGGGCGTTGATTTTGTAAAGCGGTTAGGAAAGTGGCGCGCCAGGATAACTGTAGCGAAGCGTTGCCGTGAGCTAGGGTTGTACGACACCGAGAGCGAAGCGAGATCCGTTTACCTAGGCGCTAAGGCCAAATATCACGAAAGGTGCGGCCATGCGGGAGCGTGATATTGAACGGTATTTGGTCGGGCGGGTAAAGGAGCTAGGAGGGGCATGCAACAAAGTCGCTTGGGTTGGTCGCAAGAACGCACCCGATCGGCTGGTGATGTTGCCGCAGCGGTTTCGTCAGGGCGCACCCGGCTACTACGCAATCCTGCCAAAGACCATCTGGGTCGAACTCAAGAACCCCGACACCATCAAGACCTTTCCCGCCAACGCACACGAGCGAGCACAAGACCGCGAGCACAAGCGCATGCGTGCGATGGGTCAGCGCGTCGAGGTGATCGGCACTATTGAACAAGTTGAGGAGTTGCTGCGATGAGCACTTACAGAAAATGGACCCCGGACGACAAGAAGCGTCTGGTATCCGCCTACCAACGTGGCGGGATCGCCGCAGCGCGTGCTGCTTTCCCCGGCGTGCATGACTCCAATCTGCGCTCGCGTTTGCGTGACGAGGGTGTGCGGGTCTTGGTCAACGCGCGCACCGAGGAGCTTTACGCCCGCTTGACACCGCTGGCGCCCGCTGACGACCGACCCTCGGCCTACGATCAACCGATTGTGGTGCGCAAGGGTGTAGGCCAGTGGTCGGCGGAGATCCCACGCATTCGCTGGGTGTTTGACCTGGCAGTGGGGGTGTGATGGGGTCGAACCTCTACACCAACAACAAAGACACCAGCATGCAAACCGGTGGTGCTGGCCCCGGCCTGGTTTATAGCCGCATGTGCTTTGAGTGCAACCAGCGCAAGCAAGTGCTCGGCGGCAAGACTGACAAGCGCACCCGCGTATGGCGGTGTGCGGGTTGCATTGAACGAAAGGTTGCAAAGTGAACAACAACGACACATTCCACGACGAGCTGTCGGCTCACCTGGCGATGCAGGAACACCCGCTCGCCCATCCCCCCAAGTACGACCACGGCTACGTGCGTCGTGACATGTTCATCCCCGAGCCCACCAAACCGTTCAAAGACGACGGCATGGATGCACTCGGCCCTGAGCCGTCGCTTGAGGACTCTTGGCCGTGGCCCTTGGTCACGCTGATCCTGATAGCGATGTCTGCCGGTGGCGCGGGCTACTTGGTGTGGCAGTTGTTCAAGGTTTACCGGGAGATGTTCGCATGACTGACACAGAACAAAAGCTGCGCGAGGCTTTCGAGTCTCGCATGACGGATAACGGCAAGTGGCCGCGAGCAATCGAAAAGGCTCGCAGCGGATGCTACTTGCTCGCCCAAACTGAAAACGCATGGGCTGAGTGGCAGGCTTGTGCCGAAGCCCTCTCCCTGCC